CCACCCTGCATATACAAAGTACTTGACGGTGTTACACTAAATGTTGTCATTCCTGTTTCAGATAATGCTCCTGCCCCGTCAAATTCCCAAGTTCCTGTATCATCACCAAATGATGCTCCTGTATTACCTTTTGCACTTAAAGTTGTAGTAGCAGTAATTGCAGTTGTAGTAGTACTATTAAATATATTTGTTGTAGTACTCTCAATAATATGCGGACCACCACTTGCTGATATAGAACCACTTAAATATAATGTATCCCACCTTTGACTATCACTACCTAAATCGTATGTATCACTAGCATTTGGTATAATATCTGAGGTTACATCTGCTGAAAAACTTACTGAATCTGTAGCCGCATCTCCAAGTGTTAGATTTCCACCAACTGTAAGATTTCCAGTAATCTCTAAAGATCCTGTAATAGCTCTACCAGCTATAGCCCCAGTTAAATCTAAATCTGTATTTCCGCCGGAATTTAATCTATAAAGTTTATAATTGTCTGAATCATAGTGAATCAAATCATTAAAATTTGCTCCACCAGTAATTCCACCTAAATTTGGTACAGCTGTACCATAAGATAACCTAGAAACAGGCAATCTATTAGTTCCATCAGTATGCCCTACTACTAATGCAGATTTTAATGCTGCGTCACCAATATTAGCTACTGAACTAGTAACTACACCAATTTCACCATTATTTAGATTCACACCGCTTAAATTTGCTAGTGTTCCTCTACGATGTTTAATGATCTGTGCCATTAAATATTTCTCCTATGGTTTACTTTTCTTCTACTATAAATATCTTTAGTAATAAATTTTAGTGGTTTCATTTACATTAATTCTTCTTTCATTATCACTCTTTTTGGACTAAGATATTTTTGTGTTGTAATTAAATCATTATAAGACTTAGGTAATAAATATCCATTTAAAATTATACTGAATTCAGTTTTTACTGTTCGTTCATTATCTGCCACTTCTGTCGCGTCTGTAAAAGTCTCTATAATAGTTCTAAATTTCATCTTACCAGGTTCCCCCCAATATGACCCCGCACTAAAGTTTATTTTTTCTATAAGTTTATTCATTTGATCCATATAAGCAGTCCAAATAATAAAATCGTAATTTAATACCATATAATCTGGTACTGCTACATTATAAAATTCGTTCTGAGGTATTAAATTTTGTTGTACACTTAACTTATCATATCTATTCTTATTACTCCATTTCCTTCCAAATGTATAATGTAATTTAGGATCATTAGCATCCAATTTATCTACTGGAATACTTGTATTTTTTTCCATTCCCGTTCGTTGAAATACAATCAAAGGTGTAATTAATTGTCTTTTTCTATCACGTAAATATCCTGTCTTTCTAATAGAATCCCATCTTTCTGGATTAGCGTATAAAACTGGTACTTTAACTTGTTCTCCAGCTTCCTCTACTATTGGTTGTATTACCTCATTAAAATAATACATAATAGCATAATCCATATCCATAATTTCTACAGAAACATTTTTTACGCTATCATCTCTTTTTGTTTCCCTACCTCTATTAATATCTTTCTTTTGTATTTTAGGTATAGGTTTTTTTCTTGCCATCAATTACTCCTAATTAAACGCATCGCCCAAATCTAAAGTACCAGAATCATCTCTATTGGTCAAAGTTCCTAAATTTTCTACCGTCAATCCACCTTTAATGTATAATGATCCTGTCATTTTATGAGTATCATCAGATGTATTACCAAACATAGTTGAACCACTTATAGCTTGAGTAGTTATATTTGTTACTGATGAAGATATAATATATTGTTGAGCTGTTATGTTTCCAGTTGCTTCTATATCACCTTGTACTTCAAGTCCTGTTGCTAAAGTTTTACCCACATATTGATAAACAGTCATATAAAGATAATCACTATCAGTTGGGTCTACTGATGAATTAGTAAATTGAACTACTCCCGTTTTGTAATCAAATTGATAATCATTGGTTGAAACTATATCATCACTATCTAACGAAGATGAATCCATAGATGTTGATTTAAGTAAGGTTGCTAAATATCCTGGTGTGGAATCTTCCGTTGTAGAAGTTGCTAATGAAGCTACAGAATATTTTGGTGATATAAAATTTGTTTGTTGATTCGAATCAATCAACTGAGCTCCGATTCCACTATCGCTTCCTGTTGGATTTAGAAAAAACCAAACTTCATTATTGGTATTTGATTTGGTCAATCTTTGTCTATACCAATATTTTAATATATTTGATCCTGAAGTATTATATATTGCAGCTTGTTGAGAACTTCCACTATAAGGTAATCCAGAAGATGGTATATAAGTAGCTTGTGTATAAATCTCCTCTGCTTGTAAATCAAGTACATTTGTAAATGATTCTTGTGCATCATTAAGGGTTTCGTGAGTATATCTTCGCGATGCTAATAATCGATTGGATTTTTTTTCTTTATCTAAAGTTGCCATTTCTTATTCCTAACTATAGCTCAAAGTTATTGAGGTTACAGGAGATGGATCTCCCTTATATCTAACTATCACGTATAATTCATTATCATCACTATCTAAATACATTCCATCAGCATTTCTTATTGGTATTGTATACTCAGTGCTACTCAAACTTCCACCAGTATTTCCATATAAACTTATTGCAGTAGAAAATGGATTTTTAAAATTATCTGCTGCCATATCTGCTTCAATCAAATTACTTGTTAATTTTGTTGGATCATATATTCTTGCCGTACTTAATGAACTATTATTACCACTTCCATTTCCTGAACTCTCAAATAATATAGTTGCTGCTACACTATCTGCAGTTGTTGCTGTCCAATTAACTAATGTCTTACCAACATCAAGAGTCATACTTGAATATGTACTTCCAGGTGTTTGGAATCTTCGTATATAATATCTATACCCTGCACTACTTGCTTGTAAACTATCATTTGTAAACCAATATCCATAACTACCACTTGGATCTACTAAATATCCTGGTTTTACTTGTAAATCATTTCGTCCTAATGTTGCGTCCCCTTCATCATTAGTTTGAAAACTATCAGTTGTAAAATATGCCCCATTAAATGCTTGAACATTATCTGCCAATACTATTCTAAAATCTTCACCTGTAAATGTTTCCGTCAAATCTTGTAAAGTGTTTGAATCATATCCTTGTGCTCTACTATAAACTGCCATACTTCCACTATCAGAGTTTTGTCCAAATCTCGAAGCATCATATAATGAAAATGTAGGAGAAGTAGAATCTGCTGAAGTATTTTTCCAATTTCTACCTCTTGCTCTAAATACTAATGAATAATTTAATGTATTATTTGATGTCCTATTTTGTCCTACATTTTCAGTATTACTATCTAAAGTAAAAGATAAAGAAGAACTCGCAACTGCTATATCAGAAACGTGTGGTGTACCACTCGAACTTCTTTTTGTAGTTTTAGTACTATCAATTACATAATTAGTTGCCCCTGTAGATGACACTCCACTATTATTTACAGTTGTGGTTGTATTTGATAAAGTTGTTGAACCAATATTTTCCCATTCATCAGTTGTATTACTATTAACCAATACCGAACTACCATACCCATAACAAGGATCAAATGACTTAGTAACCTCTGATTCAAAAGTAACAGTATATGTCGTTGTTAACAAATATGGTGCACCACTCAAACTTCTTGATGTGGCTGAAAATGCAGTTATGTCAGCACTACTTGTTACTACTGCTGTAGGTTGACTATTTGTAATATCTTCTGTTATATTATAATATAAATAAAATCTTGTATTTGAATCACTTCCATTCTTAAACGTAAACTCTGATTGAGAACCTGACTTTAATCCTGCCACAACATCATGTGTTGCATAATATCCACTCGCAGAAATACTTGTTGCACTTGTTGCTCCCCCAGTATAAAATCTTCCACTAATTGGTCCAGCTACACTATTAAAATCACCATCTTGATATGCTGATGGAATAACTGCTGGTTGTGCCGTTACAATTTTTGATAATACTAATCCATTTGATGTTCCAAAAGAACTTATAGAATAATCTGTATATGATGCAGTTGTAAAAGTTGAATTTTCATCTGGGGTAGCATCTGCGTAATTATCACTAAATGAATGAGAAGCTATTGTTCTTACATGAAATGCAGTTGCTCCACCACTTGTTAATCCGCCCATTCCAAAATAGTTAGAATTACTATAAACTGTACTTGAACCACCTGCGTTTGCAGTAACGGTAAGTGAATTTGTACCATGTGTTGCTTGAGTTTGTATTGTTGAAGGAATACGAGATGCATAACTTCCATGAAATGGATTCGTTCCTGTATCATTTCCCCAATCACCTAAGTCACTTGATTGTACCCACCCTTTTGCCATTAAATAATCTTGAAGTTCTTTGTATGAACCTGTATCACTCATATCTATAAACGCAGAAGAAGTCCAATGTTGAGATAACCTCGCGTTTTCATAAGTTGAACCCAATACTCCATCTAATAATGAACCTTTTGATGTAGTTGAACCCTCTGTATGAGATGTACTTAATGTATTCCAATATTTTGTATTTGGTGAAGCGTCTGCTACATCCAAAGAATGACTCATTGCGCCTGCAACAAATCTTAAAATTTCACTTACATGAGTTGTGTTATCAAAATTATTAAAGTAACTCCCATCTAAACCAGTTCCCCAGGGATTAGAAGTTGGATAACCATTTTGAACATTATTGGTATAAATTGCAGTTGATGCTGATGATACCGTATTAGCTTTTAATGAACCTGTTAATTGTATATCATTTGTAGTAGAATACGCCGATCCAGTTTTGATAAAAATTCCTAATTCACCATCAATACCAGTAGTTGGAATATTAGTTATAGAACTTCCATCTCCAGCAAATTTAGACGCACTAATAGTTCCTACTCCTCCAGTAGCAACTATCGAACCTGATAAGGTAAAAGAACCTGTAAGTTTAGGATTTAATTGTCGGCTGTGTATAAGTGCCATTCTCTTCTCGTTTTAAATTTTCCCAATAAATTTTCATACTTTTAGAAATACGTTTTTTATGAGTATTAGTCTTAGGTTGTTTCAATTTCTCTATAGTATCCATTGAAACTTTTCTGTCCATTTGAGCGCAGGATTTGCATACAGAATTGTTACCTACTGCTCTGTCAAAAGTATCTTTTCTTGTGTAGGTAATCATCCTACTACAATCGGGACACTTTCTATTTTTTCTATCTGACCAGAATCGCTTCCGCATTTGCTCTCCTCGTCTCCCACCCCCTTTTTGCACTTTCACTTAATACTTTGTGCATTTTGGGTGTGTTATAAGTTTTCTTTCTCGTATCACTCATTTTTTTACGAGTTTCTTCAGAAAATATTCTACCTTTCTGTGCCTTACTAATCTTTGCTTTGGTATCTTCTGAAACAACTCTGTTTTTCAGTTTTTCAATCGTTTCAGGTTTATGTTTTCTACCAAGTAGGGTTTGTCTAATCTTTTCTTTTGTTTCATCATTCATATTTTGTTGGGCAATACTCATTTTCTTTTTAGTTTCCTCAGAATGTAAACTATTATCTCCACCACTTCGTAAGTTATATCCGAACTTTTTTATATTGGATTTATATTTTTTAATAAAATACTCTTCCATTTTATTTAGTTCATCTATTGAACTACATTCTTTGATTATTTCCCAATCAAAATCATATTTTTTTAATGCATTACCAAAATAAAATGCTCCATGTCCATATTCGTGTTGAGCTTTCCTCACCTCAAATGGTTGAGTAGTCTGTCCTATATAGACTTTGCCATTTTCTTTGTTTGTTACTTTGTATATTCTCATAGTAATAAATATCTAAAAGTAGTAAAAGAAAAGTGGAAGATAGAATTAATTTATTAAGAATCAAATTTTCCGTGAGCGATAATTTCATCATCACTCTCTAAAACATAACCTATTGAAGTAGTATTAACTTTTAAAAGAAAATTACTACCACTTTGTTGTACTTCTAATGCATCATGTTCCATATATTGACCATTTAAGAAAAATACAAAATCATTTTCACCCACTGATGTTAATCCACTTGGTGCAGATGCCATCGTAGCAGTAAAACTTGCTGTCTCATATCCAGATATATCATTTAAAGTTACAGCTCCACTAAAAGATGCAGCTTTCTTTACATAAGATTTTCTTAAAAATTCATTTCTATGGTCTACATAAAGTTTTGAGGTAGCTGATGTATTTAAACTTGCAGTTGCTGGTAATCCTAATACTTCTCCCCCACCACTAAATGTTAAATCGGCGTTACTCCCCATAGTAGAAGATGCAAGGGAAGTAATTGTTTTATTAGTTAATGTATCGGTTGTAGAAACACCAACTATATTAATATTTGCTCCAGTAGCGTTATCTAATGCCCATCTCGATTCAGAATGATCCCATATTAACTGTGCGTTTGTCTCACCACTTCTACCAACTCTCATTCCAGCGTCCGCTGAACTTAACGCAGTGGAACCTGTAAAATTTAAATCTATAATTGGATCTTCTACTTGCATTGTAGCAACATTTGCTACACTTTGACTACCCTCTACAATTAAATCACCATAAATTTTCAATGATCCAGTCATATAACCCGCTGGATTTAAAGTCATTATTAACTGACTACCATAACTTCCAGAAGTATATATATTACCACCAGTATCATCATATAAATAATAATTTGAGGCTTGTACAATCCCTGTAAGGCCTGCATCTAGAGAACCAGTTCCTAAATCATCTTGAGTGAAATCGTCCCAAATTACATCATATAATCCCGTGGCTGGGTTTATAGAACTGCCAACTCTCAAAACTTGTCTTGCAACAGTGGACGATTTTGCTTGTCTTGTTAAATCTATTAATGCCATAATTTAATCCAAATCTATTGGTTGTATTTTATATCTAAAAATAATTTGATCACCACTTTTTAAATTTATACCCTTAACTTTTCCACTATCGTGGGTTAGTTTTCTAAGCCTTACTTTTTTATAATTATCAGCAAAATAAAAGTCAGTACCTATTGCAGTTGTCCAAGGCGGGTTACTAATTTGTTGAATTTGATTAACTGAAAACTTAAAAGAAGCAGGTCTAGGTTGATATTTCGAAACAGAATGAAATACACTTAAATCAAACTCCTGATAATCTGAAGTAGATGTAGATATATCAGTAAATTCTAATTCCCTTACTCTTTCCCTACTAAAATCTTTCATCGCCCCCATAGACATAATATCATATTTAATCGTTGGAGCTCCGTCTAAATTATTCATTCTATAAGGTAAATTTGAACCTGACTCATCAGTAAATTGAAGTTTATCAGCATTAAATATTGATTCGCTTACCGCCGAAACAAATTTTCTTAAATTTCCCTTATATCCTTCTAATTGTGTTATCATATTATTATAGTACTATAGTTTATTGTAATATTATCATTTTCATCTAAATCAATACCCTGTATTGTATTTTCGCTACTATGTTTTTTATTTATACTAATAAATCCAGCACTTGATGAAGACATAAAAAAATCTTTGGAACGTGTCGTATCCTCTTGATTAGCTGGACTAGTTAAAATTTGACCATTTACTCCAACTGAAACAGACCCATTTCTTATTTTATGTCCTGTAGGTACCGATATTGTATAATTTTGTCTATCTGGGGTAGGCGTAGTATCTAATGAAGAAGATTGTGACCCAGACAGATATGTAAATTGTTCCAAAAAAGAAGCACTTACATATCCCAGAGTCAAAACTGCTTTAGTATCTTCAGAACTTGTTGGTTCTCCACCATATCTCATTATATATCTAGTATCTCCGCCATAGATATTAGTAAATTGTAAATCTTGTATTTCTTGACCTGATGAAGGTGACACTCCTCTAATAAAATCTGTTGCTCCTGCCAATCCATTTGGCAAATTTGATCCCAATGATGTACCTAAAATCCTAACTGTTTCCGTTTTAGTATCTGGTCTATACATTGTTGAAAAGCTTCCATCTGTTTCATCCATAATATCTATTCTTGATGGACTAAAATATTTTGTAGTAGTAACATAATCATTAAATGATTCTGGAACCAAATATCCTCTAAAACTAAAAGAAAATGTAGTTTTAATAAGACGCTCATTATCCGCCATCTCTGTATTGTTTTCAAAACTATCTATATTTACTTTAAATTTAAATTTTCCTGGTTCTCCCCAATATGCACCATCTGAATAATTAATTTTTTCAACTATAGCATTCATTTGTTCAATAAACGGTGTCCAAATTATACATTCATATGTCATTGTCATATAATCTGGCATTGCTACAGTATAATATTCTTTAGATTTTGTTAATCCTTTTTGAACATTAAACTTATCATATCTATTCTTATTTGTATATTTTCTTTCAAAAGTATAAAATAATTTTGGGTCATTAGCATCTAACTTATCTACAGGTAAAGTTTCATCTTTTTGTATAGACGACCTTCTAAAAACAATCAATGGTGTAATTAATTGTCTTTTTTTATCTCTTAAATGACCAGTTTTACGAATTGAAGCCCACCTTTCAGGATTTGCATATAAAACTGGTACCTTTACAACTTCACCAGCTTCCATAATTGTAGGTTGTATCACATTAGTAAAATAATACATAATAGCCGCATCATGATCCATCAATGTAACTTCTACATTTTTTACATTATCACCACGCTTTCTGGCCAATCCACGATTCATTGGTGGAGTAGTAAATCTTTGTCTAATAGTTCTTGGTATAGGTTTTGATCTAGCCACTAATTACCTCTTTGCCTTTCAATTTGTAAATTAGATCGTCTTATTAAGAATGAATTACATACTACAGACCAATTACTATCAACTTGTCCACCAACTAATTGATTTTCATTCATAGTTCCGACTTCAAAATGTGCATAATTCCAATCTAAGATATCACCTGGTTCAATAACTAAACTCAATTCTGTAAGATATTCTCTTTCAAACCAAAATTGAGCAGTTTGTCTTAAATCAACTCCAAATTCTTCTGTATTAAAATCAAAATCATCCGCTTGTATCAAACAGGGTAATTCAACTCCCTTTAAATATGTTTTACCACCAGACGATTCCCCATACAGATTTGTCATAGTATCTGCAGCTGATATTCTATATAATACACAAGTTTGATTGATAATTCCATCTTTTTCATTTTTTAAATTACCAACCAATTCGCGATTTATAGAAGTAAAAAAATTTCTATCTGTTTGACTTAAAAAACGACTTGGCATATTTTAATCCTATTTTACATAAATTGGCAAAGGTACTTTTTGCAACTTTTCTAGTAACATATCAGATTCATCTTTATCTCTTTCCATCAATGACCTACGAGTTGTTTCCTCTAACATTTCACGTAACTGTGTAACTAAAATTTCCTTTTCAGTTTGAGCTTCACTTCGTAATGCATCTCCATCCAAAGTAGTTTCTGAATTAGGAATTGGAATACTAGTATATTTACCTCTGATTGTTCCCAATAGTTCTTTAGCTAAAGCCAATCCATATTTACGAATCCACTGCTTCCCAGTATCATTAATTTGACTATATACCATATTATTATATGGAACATTAGAAAAATCTGATATTGAAGCCAATGATGACCCACCATAATCAGCGCTTGTTGAATCCTCTTTATCACTTACTAAATAATATTCAAACCATATTTTAAAATTAGTCCCTGGATCTGGAAATATTCTCACTTTATTGTTCACCAAATGAAATGAATATGCTGATTTTCTAATTTGATCATTCAATTCAATAGCCTGTAATCTTAACATATCTTCAAATATAGGCATTAATGTAAAAGTTACCGCTGGAGACATTCCACCAAATCCAAATCCTTCTATCATTTTATGAGTTCCATATCCAGTAGTTGCATAAGGGTCAAAATATCTTTGAATTGCAGGAGTTGGTCCATGATATAGTCTTCTAATTTCTATAGCTTTCCCACTTTCTGATACATTTGCCCATAATGCATTTAAATCATATGTTTGTGAACCACTAACTGTATCTATACTACCACTTTTTAATTCTACATTCCCACCAACTGGAGTAGAAGCTTCTGTCCCATATCTACCAGATAATTTAACAGTTCTACCAAGTGTAGGCGTAATATTTCTATGTGTCAAATTTGACCCAGTAGATTGACCTGCTAAATTAAATAAATTATCTTTAATATTAAATTGATTTACTTGTGCTGAATATTCTGTGACAGCTTCCTCATAAACCGCATAAAACGAGCCGGATTGCATCTCTACATCCATAATTGGATATCCCAATCTTTTAGCACACCAATCTGAAAATCTATCTACAGAATTAACTCCAGATCCAGAAAATTGAGTATCACTATCATAAATTCCAAATGGAGTTTGTCCTGAAGCAAATGAACTACTTCCTGGCCATATTGCTGTTTGTGGCATTATAATCTCCTAAAATAAATATATTTCTTCAACTATAAATATAAAACCCTCTATAAATAGGCATAAAAAAAGCCCCCAATAAATGAGGGCTTATTTTATTTTATAAATCTATTTTGTAAATCTGCCATATTTATCCTTCTTTATCACTCTATTTTTTAACATCAGGCATCTATCATCATATTTAACTTGACCCTCTGTTTTCCCATACTTATCTTGAAACCAGGGAAGTGAAAAACGACCTTTTGCTTTCTTTTTTAATTCTACTATTGTTTCAGCATTGTGTTTTTTACCATACATTCCGTTTTGATATCCTGTATTTATATCTCTCATTTTTTCTACAAACTGTTTATATTCTGGAGTGTCATATCTCCCTTCCCAAACATCTCCCCCACCAGAAGTATCCTGCTGTATATTATATCCATTAAACCCATCATATTTGTAAATATAAAATAATTCCAAATCAGCCATTTCGGATTCTGTGCATTTAGCAAGTTCTATAGATTTCATATTGTCCCACCCATACTTTCTAATTGCTTTGTATATTGGAAAATTATATGTTCTCCTATTATCTCTAGTAGCGTTACTCTTATGCTCATTTATTCGTTGAACAAAATTATTAGTTCTACCCACATAGTTTTTACCACTTGGACTTGTTATTTTGTATATTGTTATTTCCATAATACTCTCCATATAGTAATAAATAGTTTCGGACATAAAAAAAGCCCCCAATAAATGAGGGCTTATTTTATTTGAGATTAAAAATCTCGGACGACTAACTGACCAAACTATTATACATAGTTTACGTCTGCTACAACGACCTGTCCATAAAATTCTGGACGGACCATTTTCTTAGCATAACGGGTCATTACCCCTTTCCTCGGGGTGAAGTTAGAAGGATCATAAACAAGAGGTGTCATGATCAAAGGAACGTATGGAGCATAAACCGCACCAGTTTCTAAGAAGTTAGACCCACGGAATCCAACAAGGATTACGTTTTCTAACATATATGGATTCTTATAAACTGTATAGCGACTATTTAACATACCGACCTTTTGAACACCCATTGCAAATGAGCTATTAGATGCATTACCATCAGTGTCTGCTGCGTATCCAGGAATACTCTCTATGATTGTTGCTGTTTCAGGTGAAACCACCATCCAGTTAGCACCACCACGTAGAGTTTTCTGATGAATTGCGTTACTTACACTTTGGATTTTGTTTCCAAGAGTCTGGAACCATTCACCCTTTGTATAAGCATTAGATTCACCACTTGACTGTGCGAAAGCTCCGCCTCCAGTTGGACGTTCATATCCAACTCTTGCTGACCAATATTCGGTCTTAGCATCTGCGTTTGCTCTAAGCATGTCTATGATTTCTAAATCGATTTCCATTGATACATACTCACTTAACATTGCTGTAAGCTCTGCTTCTGCATCAACACTATGATAAGCGTTAAGATCTTGAGCTAACTCAGGAGTCCATACTGCTTTCAATTTACGTGTTTTAGCAACAATGCTAACCTGACGTAATTGAATATCAATTTCTGGAATACCTAAATCGCCAGTATCTCCACCAGACCAATCTTCACTTGCGCCAACTTCAAAGTCACCACGAGTTGAATCAGTAGGTTGTTGACCATACTTAACTGTTAGATTCCCTAATGTGCCAGCTGCTGATTGTCTAACAACGAATACTACTTCATTAGCAGATGAACCAGACAGTTTTGTATATGCAGGGAAATACTCATCAAATCCAGAACCAGATACCACCATTGAACGAACAGCTTCTGTATCAGGACGAGTCATACCTGCGGTAGAAACCGTCACTTTAGTAAGTGCATTGTCTGCACCAGCTGTTCCGATAGTTAGACTAGGTTCATAATCGATATCTCTTGCTGCAACTGAACCAGTAGTATAAGTACCACTAGCTACAGTTGATGCGTGAATGGATTGTGCAGCAGTTTCTTGCTCATTAGTTGAATAAGCGAACTTACCTGCGCCATACAATCCACCACTAGGATCACCAGATGCTGATGTGTTACCATAAACATCGTCACCAACGCTAAAGCCTTGATTGGCTGTACCGTATTTAAAGTCTAGATAGAAAATCAGACCTGATGGAAGGTTCATAGGCTGTACAGAAACAAATTCCTGTGCTGCCAATTCACCAAAGATACGTCTAACTAGAGGAAGTGCAACTCCACTCCATTCTTCCGTACCTGGTCCACCAACTCTTGAAGATTCATCAATAAGCTGACGTGCTTGGTTTTCAAGCAACTGTGCCATTGTATGAACTTTATTTTCGTCCCCGAGACCCTCTAACAGACCGGTAGCTTCCCACTTTTCAACGAGCTTCTTAGTTTCATTCCGACGCTCAATATGCGGGTTATAGCCATCCATAATTTCTGCTATTGCCTTACTTGACATAATAATTCTCCAAGTTTATTAAAGGATATTAGCCAACTTCTGAAAACGTTGCTTCATTTCATCTGATTCAGAAAGAATTTCTTGTTCCTGTTTTTCAGATTTCGTGCTAGCAACTGGTCTTGAAGCTGACCCCTTTTTAGATTCTTTAACAATTTCTTCTCTGGTAGAGCCTTTAACAAAAGATTCTGCCATCGTTGCGTAAACAAGTTTGACTTCTCTAAGGTTCTTTGCTCTATCAAATGTTTCAACTACTTTCATTTTCTGATCATTAGATAAACCATACGACCTGAATAGTTTATTAGTGAACAAAAGTTTTGCATTAAGTAAGTTGACTTCGTTCAACTTAGAACGAAGATATTTTACGACATCGCGATGCTCGTCTAGTTCTGTTTGAAGATTTTCCATATCTTCAGAGGTAGTATCTACTTCATCTTCTTCTTGAAGTGCTCTTAATACTTCTTCTAAATCAATTTCTTCTTCGGCTTCTGTAAGTTCATCAGATTCAGCAATCACTTCTTCAAATTCTTCAGATTCTTTAAGTTTTGCTTTTCCTGGAACTCCTATTTTAGAAGATTCATCAGATTCGCCTTTGTGATTATCAGATTTACCGATACCAGAAGATTTATCAACTTCTTCGTCAACATCTTCTTTATCTTCATCATCTTCATCAGCTTCCTCAGCTTCCTCTACGGACTCTGATTCATCTATTTCAGATTCTTCAGTAAAATCAGCATCTTCATCTTCTTCCAATTCTGATTCTAATTCTCTCAGAACTGCTTCTAGATCAAGATCATCACCCATATCTTCTTCATCTTCAGGAGCTTCTTCTTCAGCTTCTTCTTCTTCGCCTTCTTCAGAAACTACTGGTGCATATTTTACACCATCGATTTCGATTACGCCTTCTTCTTCCATTTCTTCTTCAGCGTCTTCTTCATCTTCCATTTCAGCTTCTGCTTCTTCTTCAGAATCTTCATCAGAAGGATCTTCATCATCTTCATACATGCCTTCATCTTGAACTTCTACTTCTTCTTCCACGTCATCAGATTCGTCAACTGAGTCTGCATCTTCATCAGATACAGCATCTTCAGTTACTTCATCTTCAGTACCTTCTTCTTCAATCTCAGATTGAATTTTCTTAGAAAGCATAGATTTCAAGCGAGGTGTAAAAGCTTCTTCTAAAGCGACTTTGGCGTTTTCAAGAGCTGTTTCACGAACTGCTTTTGCATCTGCAATGGCTTCTTTTAAAAGATCATCCATTACTTTTCTCCTATTTCATTTAGATAAAAATTATCTAAATTTAATATTATTTTGGATTTAAAATAGTTATTGGGAACTATTATACGACATATTCATTGGTACACTATATGATGGGAAGGTTTTCCCAATAGTGTATTTATTTTTATATAAATATAAACTTTTTTTATAAAAAGGTCTATAATCAGTAAGAATTATTGTTTTTCTCTGTATTTTGACGCATTCTGAGCTTAGATCTTAACTTTTTTCGCCTATTTTTAACAGACGGCTTAGTATAATAACTTTTCTCAGATAATTCTAACATTAATTTAGAGTCTTTAACTTTTCTCTTAAATTCTCTTAAAGCTCTTTCAACGTTATTATTTTTAACTTTAACTTCTATCAATTATAACCTCTATTTACCTTTCATTCTAGTATATAAACCACCAAGTTGTTTTTTTGCTTCTTTAAATGGATCAAATACTGTAGGTTCTACTGATTCGGAAATTCTTTTATATTGTTTGCCGTTAATTACTTTGACCGATTCGTCCCACTCATCTTCATCACCAAATTCATCTTCCATATCAGCAAAAGCTGCTGCTTTAGCATCTTCATCATCTTCCCAATCATCATCCATACCAAAATCAGCATCTGCTCCTGTATCTCCACCAAATGGTTTATCTTCAGGTTCACTATCATCAAAATCTCTTTCGAAATCTCCACCACCTAATGATTTACCTTTTGGTTCTTCTTTGTCATTGCCACCTTTTTCTTTATCTACCATTTTTTTTGCGTCATCATAAGCAGGATGATCTTCTCCTTGTTTTAGTGCACCGCGGACTGAAATTGTTTTATCCTCACCTGTATCTTTATCTCTATAAACGATTTGTTTATCCATTAAATCCTTATCAATATTAGCATCAGTAGCATC